GGGGGTCTTAGTATGGATAAAAATTATTCTTCGGCAGATTCAATGGGAAAGATAATTTCTTCAGGCGCTGCATATCCAGCACTTACAGATACCTTACCTTTTTCAATCCACATTGTAGTTTTCCACGGAAATCCATTTGTAGAAACCTCCGTTTCCTGTGCAAGCCTTCCGAGAATGTAATCAGGTCCATAATCAACTGACAATGTCAGATGACCACAATCTTCGACCTCTTCTTTAATCGTTTCAGATAAGCGTTCTTCAAACTTATCAATGTTTTCGGATGGTGTCTGAGTATTCATTGCTGCCATCGTTCCTAACATCATCGCCCAAAAGCCTACATCACCACTTTCTCCCATATCAAAATTTCTTGGGCCTACATTCCGAAGTTTATCTGCCCACCATTTTGCTGCTACTTTGTTGTATTCCATACAGTTACCTCCAAAAAAGTATTTTTAGAACAATATACTTTAGTACACTTATTTAGTTCGCTGTACTCACGAATGATATACTGATATTATACATTATTTTACATAAAATTGCAAATTTAAAAAGTATACCTTTTTGTACAATTATAATTTTCTTAATAATTTTACTCTCTGCTACTATATAAAAATTTGAATAAAAAATTATTATTTAGATTATTAGAATTAATTATATTAGTCACTTTAATAAAAAATTCAAAAGAACTTTTAATATATTTTATAATTTGGAGATTTATTTAGATTTAGTCATTAAAAGCACCCTTTCAAAAAGGATGCTTTTTTGTGATATATATAGACTTATTTTACTCGCTAATGCTCTTGAACAAATATAATGTCACTTTATTCCTATCAGTTTGTTCCATTTCAATAAGTTTTGCCATAGCAAAATTTATTATAGTTGTTTTAAGTCCTAACTCCTATGAGTTAGGACTTATCATCATAACTTTGGGCTCTACGAGGCAAAATTACTAGTTCGACACCTACTGAAAGGAATTTTAGGCAATAAAAAAATCAATCAGATTTTATTTTCTGATTGATTTTTTTATCTATCTGTTCAATTTGGTTCGAACAGAAATGTCATTGGTGCAGATGAGCAGAAAAAAACAGCGATTTATATTTATTTTTCAATGATTTGTAAAAATTTTAATGCAATTTTAATGCAATTACTTATTGTTAAATCCCCAACAAATTCCTATTTTATAGATTTTTATAAATGTTTTTTTAAAAATATGTATCAATAATTTTTCTTTATTAGTACAATTCTTTTCAATATCTTTCAAAATCTCTTTTTCCATAGTATCCTCCCCTTGAATTTTGCACTCAAAAAAGGTATACTAATATTACATACTTTTTGAGTGTGTTAGATTTTGAGATAGTTTTGTTTGGCGACGGGCTATCTCTTTTTTTATATTATAAATAGTGAAAAATACTATTGCAAATCCATTTTCGACAAAAAAAGCACAATGCCTTGTAAACACTGTGCAAAAAAATTATTTTTTTATTTTCATTTCCTTTTTTATCTTATCTTTTAATTTGTGCCAATTTAAACCACTTATATATTTTAAGCTCTCCGAATTTAATAAATACTTTTCTTTTGCATATTTGTTCCATTCATCAACAGAAGGAAATTCGTTAAAAATTTTTGATATTTTTCTTAATTCAAACATACTGTCCAAATATGCATTATACATTGTATTGTTATTAATATATCCTCTTTTGTTAAGCAAACTATCCATTTTTACACTTGTCATATATACTTCTTCTGAATTAAGCCCATATTCTTCTATGGCTCTATGAAGTTTTTGCCTTAATTCTTCAATTTCACTCATGTTGTTGTGCCCTCTTATTGTAGTCACTAATTCTTTTCAATAAGTGTATAGGTTTACTTGGCAATATAATGTATATTTCTTTCATATAAGTGAATGTATCTGCATTTAGTTTTTTTATTAGATCTTCTGTTTCTTCTGTAATTATATGCGCTCGTAAAGTATTTGCTGAATATAATCTATTAGCCCCAGCATAATAATCCCATTGTTGTACTGTACAAAACGGATTTTTCTTTATATATTTTATAAATTCTTCTTCGCTTTCTTTAAAATAAGTCTTCATATAAATATTTTTTCAAAAAAATAAAAAAATATTCAAAAAAGTATTGACAATATACGTACGTATATTGTCAATATATACATACCAAGAAGAAAGGTGGTGATAATATGAAAAAGTTAATAAAAAAAGTGCTTTCCTATTTGGCACATAGAAAAGCACAAAACACTAGAAAAAAAGAAGTTAAAGCGATGTTTGATATGCTAAACAATCTTTAATCTAGGCAAGAGAGGAGCAATCCTCTCTGCATATTAATTATAATATATTTTATTTTAAAATTCAAGGAGGTTAAATATGAAAGATAAATATGCAAACCAAAAAAAATATATGAAAGAAAATTTAGTAAAATTAGGTATTGATGTAAAACCAGAAATTAGAGAAGAATTTAGAAAATGTTGTGAATTAAATAATACTTTGCCTTCACGTGTTCTTAAAGAATTTGTAAATAATTATATAGAAGAAACAAAAAAAGAAGGCAATAGAAATTAATCTACTGCCTCTTCTCTTTTTTATTTATAAACATTATTTCTCACATAAGCATATCTGCCAGTTTTTACAACATACACATAATCTACACTAGATGATACATTTTTTATTATCTTTACTTGTGTTAGTGGTAAATATGTATATTTAGTTCCTGTTAAATTTGATTTTGAATATAAATATGTTTTTGCTTTTAATCTTTTATACTGCCCTACAGTATTTTTTACACTTATAGAAGTAGAACTAGTATAATTAGAAGTATTTATATATGCTATTCTTCCAGTTACATTTACTCTAACTTTATCTACATTAGAAGATATATTCTCTAATATAGTTACTGTTGTATTTGCTTTATACGTATATTTGGTTCCAGATAAATTACTTTTACTATATAAATAACAAGCTTTTATCTTTCTTATTTGTCCTATTGTATTATAAACATTTGAATTTGTATATGTAGATACTAAATAATCAGAAGATACCCATCTATTTGTACCTATTCTAGACCAATTTCCAGATGTTTCATACACTATAACACTTGTTCCATCTGCTAGTGCTCCTACCTTACCATATCCTGTACCTGGACCACTTCTTACATTTACCCCTACACCTGTGCTTGTTTTTACGTATCTAGTATAAGTAGATGTTGTTACATTACATGTATTTTCTTGTACATTTCCATCGTGCTTATATGCAAAAAATCTTGTATAGTTTGCGTATCTTCTAAAATTATCTACAGAACAATACACAGTATTTCCACTAACTGTTACCTTACCTCTTCTTGTAGAAGTATCAAATTTGCCACTATACAAATATGGATCGTATATACTTAGCGTATCTCCATCTATTCCAGTAATAACCATTAAATGTCCACCTGTTGTAAATAAACCATTACCACAACTTACTATTAAATAGTTATTATCTTTTAATAAATCTACTGCTGTATCTAAGCTATATGTCTCTTGATATCCAATATCAAAAACATCAGCTACCCAACGAAAAGCACTTAAATATGTACCGTTTGATGCACTTCTATATCCATTATTTACGAATAAGTCAGCCATTTCAGGTGGTGTTATAGTTCCTTTTATAGCTGTAACAATCATTGCAGCACTCGTCGGTCCACATCCACTAGTTCCAACAGTTTGCGAACTATCTCCTACAGAACTATACATATGATTCTTCCATCTAGCATCAATTTGTGAGTAATATGTTAAACCTGAATAACTACCTAAATTTACACTAGGAAATTGACTAGAGCCTTCATAAGCTATTTGTCCTTGTAATTCAAAATCTTCGTTTTCTACTTCTTGTTCTTTTCCTATTTTTTCTTCTTCTGCTTCTGTTTGCTCTGTTATTTCTGTTGTACTTAATGCTTCTATATCCTCATTAGTCATCTTATATGTTTGTATATTATTTTCTTCTGCATTTCCTTGTGTTGTTTCTGTTATTCTTGTCGACAAGCCAAAGTAAACACCTAAGCATAATATTATAACTATAACTATTGCTACAAAAATCTTATACTTTTTATTGTTCATTTTAGACCTCCTATACTATAAATTTTTGTATAGCTTCTTTTACTTTATCGTAACCTAATTGACTTACTAAACTAGATGCTAAACCAATTAAAACAGCATAGATTACATTGTTAGTTGAAAAATGTATGCTTCCTAACTGATAATATAATAATGTTCCTACTAAACCTATTACTATTGCTACTACAAAAGCTGTTATATTTCCATCTGCACTAAATAACTTCTTTATTGCTTCTGTTACTAAACTAGCTAATGTAGAAAAGCCAAGTAATAAAGCTAAAAAAATCTCTACTGTCATCTCAATTTCTCCCTTCTATAATAATCCTAATTTTTTTACTTCTTCCCATTTATCATGCACATATGAATTTCCACCATTTTTTACATATCTTTCATATATTTCATATGTACGTTTAATTTGTACTTCTGTCTTTGGTACTCCATTCTCTAAGTCACTTAAGAAATTAATTAGATATGTTTTATCTGCATCTATTGTATGCTCTAACATATCTTCCTTACTTTCTTTTCGCATAAAATCAAGTTTATTATTTATATCATTTATGTTTTCTATTTTTTTATTAGTTTTTTTACTTATTACTGTATTGATTATGGTTCCTAATGCAGTAATAAATGCTACTATTATTGTACTTTCCATAATTTCTTCCTTTATATAAACAAATTAAAGAACATTAACAGCATTAAGCTTATTAATGTTCTTTTTATAATTCTTAATATCTTACGCATAATATGTTAATGAATTTCTCGCATTAGCTTCTGTTACTTTCTCTCCCTCATTTCCATTTTTGTCTGTGTAACCACTAATTGTGAACTTCAATACCCCTTCTTCCATAATATTATCACTAGCTATTGTTATATCTGCTTGATATATAATTCCGCCTTTTCCATCTGAAGTTGCTTTCATTAGTATTTTTTGTTTTCCAATAGATAAGGTTGGTAAAGTTCCTAATTCTGTATTAAATGTTGCCAATATCCTAACTGTTTCTCCATTTGTAATTGTTGTACTTGATGTATTATTTTTATTATATACTTGAATTTGTACATATTCTGGAGGTGTAGTATCTGCAAAAAATGGCATTGCATCCAATTGAGATTTAACTTGTTCTTCCGTTAATCCGCTATTTAGCATATCTGTTACATCTATTAACATTGCATCTTTAACATATGCTTTACTTTCTGCATTTGCAAATGTAGCAGTCATATTATAAAATAATCTGTATTGTGTTGTTATTTCTGCAAATATTGTAGATATAGTTACTTCGTTTGGACTATTTTCTCCATAAGATTGTGTAAGATTAGGAGAGTTAAGTTGCTGTTGCCATTGATACATTGTATCTTCGCTTCCTCTAAATGTTACACGTCCATAATATCTATGCCCTGCAATTAAATCTTCTGTTAATTGAACAATCATAGAAGTTCTAGCATTTGTATTATCTAATTTAACCCAAGCAACAAATCCATCTTCTATTTCTTGCTGTACAACCATATTTACAAATTTTTTAAATCCATCAGTTCCAAAACGAAAATCTGCATTATATATTATATTCTTAACACTTGTTTCTTTTCTATATACAATTTTATTATTTAATTTAGCTTCTTGAACGGTTTTTCCATTCACTTTCATATCTGAAATTCTCATTCAACCACCTTCATATATAACACATTAGGCTCTTCAATTTCTGGATATTCTGTAACTATTTTTATTTCTCGTATTTCTGTAGATTTAATTGCTTTTTCAAATACTTTTTGTCCGATTCGCTTTATTCCATTTTCTCCTAAATATTCTTTTTTATCTGCCATATTTAACACCACCTTTTAAAGGTCTGCAAATATTTCGTCTATTCTAGAATTTTCTATTTCAACAAGATCATCTTCTTTTAAATAGTTTGTTAAGTCAACAGCTGTAGTTCCTACCTTTTCTGGTTTTCCGTTTATTACAAGATATTCATCATAAATATTGTCTTCTTCTCCATTATTTGACATTAAATAAATTATATTTGCATCTGTCATTTCTTCTGTACTTGTTACTATTTGTTTTTTATTAATATTTGCTAGTTGTTGTGCTACATAGGTTTTAGTAGCCATATCAGTTGTCGCAGAATTTATAGCACTTTGTACTTCGCTAGAAGTTTGATATCCTGCTCCATTTTCTAATTGATTGTTGTTTGTTGGAACGGTTACTGTTTCAGCTCCTAACGTTACTGTCTTTCCTTCTATTTTTGCATCTGTTATGCCATATCCAGCTAAAGTAGTAGGTTTTCCCGTCAAGTCAGCAAATTGTCCACTAAAGGAGCTGTCTCCTGCGTTTAAAATCTTTTGTTTTAGTTCATCTGTTAAGTTGTTGTCAGATAACACTTTGTAGTCTGTTTCACTTCCAGTTTTATGTTCTTTGTCTACTTTGTTTGCAAGTTTATTCTTTAATAGTGTTTTTATATAAGTTAAGGCATTTTCGCCAATATATTTCTTTTTATCAGCCATTTTTTACTCCTCCTATAAATCTGAAAATATAGATTCTAATTCTATATTAGTAAATTCTTCCATTTCGTCTTGCAATTTTAAATCTTTACTAGATTTATTTTCTTTAAGCTCAATGTTGTTTATTTTTGGTTTGTTCTCTAAGTTGTTATAATTAGTAGTACCACCAATATTCTCTGTACCAAATCCTAATTTTCCATTTATATTTATTTTCGATTCTATCCTTGCGTGCAAAGAGCATTTTTCGTCACACATTCGGTATCACCCTTTCCACAATGAATTTGTTAGTTTTAATTATTGGGAATACATCTCCATTAGCCATTTTTAATGTTATTCCATAAAAATAACAGCTAGGTTCTAGCTGTTCTGTGTCTTCTGGGTTTATTTTTATTTCCACTGTATTTGTTTGCATGTCTACTTTTATTTCTTTTCTTATTAATTCTTCTGTTTCTTCATCATTCTTTTTAACCGCCAATACCACTGTATCTCCAACTCTTAGAATATAGTCGTCTATTATTAAACTTAATATTCCAGTTGTTTTTCGCTCCAAATAAATTGTTTCATCTATAATTAGCATTTTTACACCTCTACAATTTTTCCGTTATTTTCCGTATTAAATACAAAGTTGTCTTCTAGTTTTATTTTTAACTTAAATTTAGAATTTGTATAAACTTTAGAAGGCTCTATATTTATTTGTTTAAAAAAAATCTCTCTCTCTTCCATTAAATGCACTTCCTCCATTTTCCTTCTTTTTTAATAACAAATACTGCCTTTTTAGGTGTTTCATCAGCTATGTAATATATTACTTTTGCTCTTTTTCTTGTTTGATCTTGAATATAATAATGGGCTGTCATTTGATTTCCATTAAAAATACATTGTACTTTTTTAGAGCTTGTCCAATCTTGATACTCATTATTTGTTATTAATATAAATTCTACAGTTGTTTTGCTAAGACTTGTTAGAGCTTTGTACAACTTGTCCAAATCATCTTGCATAAATGTGAACACTAAATTATTACCTTCTAATGCTCGTCTTTCTACTATTACATTTTCTCCGACTTTGATTGTTAAAAAGTTCCACCAGTTAGATTCGTTAGTTTTAGTAATATTTACAACATCTCCAAAAAAGAAATCATTTAAGCTCGTAAATCTAGCAATATCTAACGTTCTTACTTTGTATACAGAAGAATAACTATCTATTCCATTAACAGTAGCCTTTAATTGTATAGAATAATATGTATTAGGATTTAACCCTTGTACAGCAAAAGTTGCTTCTTTGTTCCAGTTGCCCCAGTATGGATTAATATTTTGCCAAGCTCCATTATTTACTTTGTATTGTATTGCGTCTACTGTTTTATCTAAATTATAATAAACATCAAAATGCTCTAATGTTGTATTTTGTATGTCAACAGAAGTAAAATTAGCTTGTCTTGCTATTTGTGTAAGCCAAACGGTTTGCTTGGCTTCACCCCAAAGCGGACCATATCCAGAACCACTTGGTAAATCTCCAGAAGCTGCAATTTCTATACTTAAACTACCATCCCAATTATGAGCAATATTATCTACGGTAGCACTTACAAGCTGTACAACTGCCCCAGGGGTTAAGCTTATATTTAATGTATTACTAAATTCTCTTCCTGCAATCCAAAGCTTTTGTGTCTTGTTATTAGCATAAGATGTATGATTATTACATCTTATGTATGATGTAGCTCTTACAGAAGAAGTATTATCCTGTTGATTTACATTAAATTCTTCCCACTCGATATAGTATTCATAAGCTTCATTATGTTGTGTTACATAACCAGTTATTTTGTTTATTATTCTTGCTTCTGCTTTTTCTATAGAATTTACTATTTTTGTTTGCTCTATAATATTCATTTTTTCTCCTAATCAAAATAAACTAAACCGATATCTCCTTCTTTTCCTTGAGAATCATCGGCTTGATTATGAAATATTTTTAATCTAGAATTTAAGAAATAAGCACTACCATCTTCTACTTTAGATAATAATTCTTCTAATTCTGATAACTTAACATTCCATTCTTGTTCGATAAAATCCCATATTGTATCAAAATCTAAAAAAGTTCTTCTATCTTGAAAATCTGTAATACCACTTGCAGAAGTTCTAAATCTAGCTAATTCGTACTGATATGTTCCAGCATTGTTTTTAACAATGTTATTTTGTGTCAAGACTGGGTAATTGCTAGCATTTTTTATTATTTTGTAATCAGCTTGTAAGAATGAAGATGACGTATTAACTGCATCAAGATTTATTTCCAACACTAAAGAACAATATTGACTATCTGTATCAGCAACAATATCCCTACCAGAATCTTCTTCTAGAAATCTTCCTTGTATACAGATAGCCCCAGAGGCGATATGTATATTGCTTCCAGTTGTTGTTATTGCCATTCCTTCTTTATAATTATTACTAACTCCATTTCTTCCGTGTAAGAAAGTATTAATAAAAAGAGCAAATATTTGATTGCCAAATATCTGCTCACTAAAAACGTGTCCTTTTAACATTACTTATTTTTCCTTTCCTTTTTAAGTTTGTCTATAAAGCCTATTCTTATATTTCCACAAGTATATTTATAAAACTTACTTCCTTTTTGTTTAGTAACTGCAGAAATATATGTATCATAAATCAAAGATTCTTTTGTCTTAATCGTTATCGGTGTTCCGACCTTAATTTCTCTATCGTAATAATCGAATGTGACATTATGATTATATGCATTTCCTTTAAATGTATCTAAAGCTTTTTGCTTTGCATCTTCTACATTTTCTGCATATACTACTTCTGTTTTGCCTTTGGCTCTATTTTCATCTAACATATCTTCTGTCGTTGTTCTATCTGTTTTTAGATATAATGTATATCTGCTACCGTCTTTTGCTATTACTACTACTTTAGAAACTACGTCTATTTCAAAAACTTCTGTATAATTAGAAATTGGTTGAGCGTTTACATCTATTAACTCTTTTTTTATTTCTTTATTTTCTATTTCAATTACTAGCTTTTTATTTTCTAAAAAGACGTTATATGTAATATTGTAATTTTGAGTACAGTTTGTCATGAATGTATGCAAATTGTATATATCGTTTTGAACATCTACTATTGTAGAAACAGACACATCTAATTTAGTATGTGTTTTTACTCTAATTTCTAAGTAATCTCGATTCATTAATATATCTTCATTATTAACAAAATTCTTATTAATTTGTTCTGCTATATAATCCTCTATTCCTTCATATCTTATAAGTTCTTCATCAATTTTTTCTAATATCCATAATTGTTGCTGTCCGTTTTCTACATATTCCCATATTTGTATATTCCCACCATTAGAAGTGTTACTATTTTGTAAATCAATAACGTAATTAGTATTAGCCAAATATATTGAATAAGAATTATTATCTCTTTTTGTGAATGTCCATTTTTGAGCTACATTATCTGTATCGCCCCACATCTGTACATTAGTACCATTTTCAAATACGGCTCCTTGTACATCTGCTACCATTCCAGAACCAACATTAATTATTTTATATGTTCCATCTGCTCTTTTAGTTATTTTAAATTTTTGTGCATTTGTGTTATTGTTTTCATATACTTGTAAATTTGCTCCTGCTTCTAATGAACTATTTAATACATCAAATACGAAATTATAATTTAGTTTACTATGTATTCTGTAATATCCTTCTTCTATTTCATTTGTAGTTAATATATTCTGATTCAAAATGACGTTCTGATTAAACACATTAGTAATATATTTAATAATATATTGATATAGTTTAGATCCATTTTCGTTTTGTATCTCTTGAATAATTCCCCAGTATTTTATTTCTCCATTTTCTTTTATCATTACTATGTCATTTGCTTTTGCTGTTGTTTTCTTTAATACATTTACTGTAGTATTTGCATTTGTTTCTTCATCTATATTAATCTCGTAATTAGATAATTCAACAATGTCTTTAACGCTAAAGTCTTTATAGTCGAAGATATACATATATGTATCGTCTGTTGTTATTTTTATTTTTTCTTGCTTTAAAACTCTAATATCTATATCTGTTGTATTTGTTGTATCTCCATCTACGCAAGAAATTTGTGCGTTATATATTCCACCAGTTGCAGGTGCAGTTAGCTCTACTTCATATTCATCAGTCATTTCGTTATATGTTGCATTATACAATTTATTATTAAATTTAACTGTTACAATTCTTGCCATATCTAAACCACCTTGTAATATGCATAAACACTAACTTCTGCATTTAATATTTCGTTATCTGCCGACATAATTAGTTCACAAGATTTTCCTTTTGGAAATTTAATAACATTATTGTTTGAAGGATTTATATTGTCTAATTCGAATAAGTCTGTATAAGTTTCATCTGTATTTTCTTTTCTAATATAGAAATTATTTTCTTGTGTACAATATTCAAACGTTTCATATTCTTTTAAATCTACATTTACTACTACTTCTTGATATACTTGTCCTTCAACTTTTAGAGTCAGTGTCGGATTTTCAACTGGACCCTTAATTTTAATTAAAACTGGAGCTGGCACATGACCTTGGTTAATATATTCTAATGTTCTATTGTTGTAATCGACAAATTTACTATCCCATCTAAAATCCCATCTAATTTCGTTAGCTTGTGCAGAAGTAGAATATATAGTTTTATTTTCTTCGTACCACAAGCTTAAGCAGTCAAATGTAATAGGACATTTTAATATTCCATCTATATCTATTTGCCCTTTTCCAATGCTTTGTATATTTACATCTTTTAAGTACTCTTTAATCGGAAGATTTTTGTATGGTATTTTATATCCAAATCTTAGTTTTTCAGAACTTTCTATATAATCTACAAAGCTTTTATAATTATCATAACAGCTAAAATTAGCTGTTCCAGTTATTTGTCCTTGTTGTACATTTCTTAAAGTTTCGAAAAAGGAATTTCCTATTTGTTCATAAGTAGTATTGTAAGAATACCCTAGCCCATCAGGTTCAGATAAAAAACAAGACTTGTATAAATCCATTAAGTTAAATTCTTGTCCTTTTTCGTTAATAAGTCTAAATTGTCTTACCATTTTTTCCTCCAGTTAAGAATAAAAAAAGAACAGTTCAAAACTGTTCTTCTATCGTATTTTTAAGGCATATAATTAGTCTAATAAAAAAACAAAACGGTTTAAAATCAATTCTCGTAAGCCGTTTTTTTACTTTATTTGTCTAATTTTTCACTTATTTCTTGTAATAAGTCTATTATTGTTTCTACTATAGATAATAAAAATACTTCTGGAATTATAGCAAATATTATAACAATTCCTGCAACATAACTTTTTAATATAAACATTATCACTGCTACAATTAATGATAATATTATCATAGTAGTTTTTGCTATAGAAATAAACTCTGATTTTCTTCTATTATGTACTCTACTTTCTTTTTCAAATTCATCAATATTCACTAAACATTCTGGACATCTTTCAGAATCATCTGAAATTACTTTTTTACAATTTGGACATACCATAATAAAATCCCCTTTCTTCTAATTAAATAGATTTTATCATAATATTTAGAATTTCGCACTATATTTTCTGTCAATATAATTAAAACATTGTTCTAACCTTTCTTTGTCTAATTCTTGAACATTAAATATATTATTTATATTATAATTTACATTACTTGTTTTTTTAACTTGCGCTGTTAATACAGATTGCAGTCCGTTTATATTTTTCGGAATTTTAATTCCTTGTTTTAGTTTTTTATTTATATTCTCATAGGATAAAGCGTTTGTAAATTCATCATTTGCAAGCGAACCATAATCATTCAAACTTTTTACAAAATCTTTTCCTGATTTATCTGCTCCTATTTCAGCTCCTGCAAAATAATCTATTACAGCTTTTTTTGCTAAAACAGATGGAGAGCCATCTCCTAAACCTTTTCTAAAGTTGCTATTTCCTCTTTGTCCAATATTAAATAAAATATTCCAAAATGATGACTTTTTATTGTTAATTCCTTGTTCTGCTCCAGCTAAATAATCTTCGGATGCCGACTTTCCATCTGAACTACTATACTTTTCTTTGAATTTTTGAGCAGCTCTATCTCCTAACGACTGAGTTGAATCAGGTAATGTCGAAGCATCAACTGTCCATATAATTGAATTTAATTCATTAGCTACATCTTCAGGTAGGTTGCTAATTGCTTTATTAAATTCATCTGTTGAATAATCAGCTATATCTCCATATGCTTTAACTATCTCTGGTGTTAAATCCTGAACTTTTGTTATTTGACTTGCAAAACTTTGTGCAGTTAACTGTAATTGTTGCTCATTGGCATTGATTTGATCTTGATACATTTGTCCATTTGCTGAGTTTCCTGCATCAATTTCTTGTTGTTTATAATTTTTATAATTTTGAAGTTGCTCTGTATAATATGTTAATTTATCCAGTCCTGATTGTTGAAGATTATTTACATCAGATTGATACGAAATTGCATTTCTATTAATTAATTCAGCTACAGAATCAGCAGTATTTTCCATTGCTAATTTTTGATCATATTCATAATCGGCTATTGTAACATCATATTCCTTAACTAAATCTTGTTGCTCTTGTAAAGATTTTGTTAAAGCTCCTATTTCTGTAGTTAATTTTGCTCTCTCTCTACCATCTGCAAAAGCAATTTTGTTTTGTTTTTCCGAAATTTGATTTTGTAAATCTAATATTTGTTTATAAGCATCTTGTCTCGCTGAAAAAGCTTCTGTATATGCCTCTTCTTGTGCTGACATTATTGCTTCTGCTTTCTTTTTTCTTATTAAATTATCAATTTCACTTTGTATATCCTTATAACCTTGTACTACATCTCCATTTAAGTTTATTTCTGTTCCTAAAGCTTCTGATAATGCTGATGTAATTACTTTGGCTCTTTCTTCATATCCTGACTTAACTTTACCATTTTCATCTGTTATTTTTTGTAACTCTTGCCATAATTCTTCAGTTTTACTTATTTGCTGCATATCAATTGCAAGTTTTTGATTTTGAGTTTCTATTAATGAATTAAAAGCTTCTTTTTGCTTTATAGTTTCTTGAGTAAGTTTATTTGCTTCGATAATTGTTTCATGTTGTTTAAGCTGATATGCTCCTATTCCAACTGCTGCTGCTCCAAAAAAAGCTACTGCTCCAGCTCCTGCTATTCCTAAGCCACTTAGTATCCCTGATAATGTAGAAATTGTTCCTGATGTTTGTGTAATTTTAGGAATTAGTGTTCCTATCAATTTACTTAAGCTCCCTATTCCTTTACTTAATGTTCCTATTCCTGTTCCTAATTTTCCAATGATAGTTAAGGCAGGACCAATTGCTGCAACTAGTGCTACTGTCTTAATAATGTTCTCTTTTTCTTCATCCGATAAATCATTAAACTTATCAACTAAATCTCTAATGTAATCTGCTAAATCTCTAATATATGGTGCTAATTCTTTTTGTATTGCAATACCTGCACTTTCAAAGCTTCCTTTTAATTCTTCTATTGCACCAGAAGTATTATCTAGCATTGTATCTGCCATTTTTGAAGCTGCTCCATCAGCATCTTCAAAAGATTTTGTCATATTATCTAATTCATCTGCTCCTCTATTTACTAGAGCTAACATTCCAGATAGCGCTTCCGTACCAAATATCTGTGCAAGAGCTTGGTTTTTTGTTTCATCTGTTAATCCTTTTGTATGTTCTTGTAATGTTTTAATTATTTCAGTTAAAGATTTCATTTTACCGTTTGAATCATAAAACTCTACTCCTAGTTCTGCCATAGCATCTCTAACCATTTTTGTTGGTTTTACTATTCTAGTTAGACCACCTCTTAATGTAGTTCCTGCTTGACTTCCCTTTACCCCAGCATCTGACATAATACCTATAGCAGCCGCTGTTTCTTCTATAGATAATCCTACAGTTTTTGCAACTGGAGCTACATATTTCATCGCTTCTCCCATATCTTCTGTTTGAGCATTTGTTCTCGCAGCTGCTTCTGCAAATACATCTGCTACATGTGCTGACTCACTAGCCTCAAGTCCGAATCCTCTAATTGCACTAGCTGCAATTTCAGAAGCTGTTGCTAAGTCGGCACCACTGGATGCTGCCAAATCTAATAAACCTGGCATCGATGACATAATTTCATGTGTTGTAAAACCTGCACTAGCTAAATTTTCCATACCTGATGCTACTTCTGATGCACTAAAACTAGTAGACGCTCCTAAATCAATTGCTTGGTTAGTAAGTTTTTCTAGTTCTTCTTTTGTTGCTCCTGCTATAGCTTGTACTCTTGACATTTGTTTTTCAAAGTCATTTCCTGTGCTAATCGCCGCAGTTCCTATTGCTAATACGGGTAATGTTAAGGAAGTTGTTAATTTACTTCCTACATTATCTATTTTGTTAGATATTTTTGTAATTTTATTCCCAAATTCCTCTAGTTTTTGTCCTGCTTCATTCCATTTACTAGCTTGCGACTGTAATTGCTTTAATTTATTTTCCGTATTTATAATTTCTCTTTGAAGATTTCTATAATTTTCTTCAGACACATTATTGGGATTAGCTAATACCTCATCTTGTACTTTTTTTAATTGTTCTAATTTTTTTGAGGTAGTCTCTATTGTTTCAGATAATACTTCTTGTTTTTGTGCTAAAAGTTCTGTATTGCTAGGATCTAACTTTAATAATGAATTTATTCCTCTTAGTTCTTTACTTAAACTAGATGTAGCGGAATTTACTTTGCTTATCGCTTTTTGTAATCCTGATGTATCTCCACCTATTTCAACAATAATTCCTTTTATTGTGCCTGCCATGTTACCCTCCTACATTCTTGCAACTAATTGGTTAATTTCTTCTTGTGTTGCTTTTCTTGCCCCATTAGTCGATTTATCTTTGTCTTTTTGTAAAAACGATATAAAAATTTTTAAAATATCTACATATGTCAATTCTTTTAAATCTTCTATGGTTAATCCTATTTTTAATGATGTGGCAAAAAAGTCGTGCTCTGGAAATTTTAGTTCTATTTCTTCTTCGTTTTTTACTAATTTTTTTAATTCTTTAATAGCTTCTTCATCCACAAAAGTTATCGACGGCAAATTCCGTTACCTCGACAATCCAATTATCTGTTGTATTGATTCTTTTTATTAATTTAAGCCACTCTTCATATTCGCCAATTTTTGTATTTGCTGTGTAGCAGCAAATATAAGTAATCCTTGTTACCGCTTCTATATAGTTATCAATACTTTTAAGCATTAGTCGAGATAACTTTGTTGTTATCTCGACTTCTGTTATTTTTGGATTTTCTTTCTTTAATTGATTTGCCATCAAAGTTTGCATAGTTATAAAATTTTGTATTATTTCGAAATCTTCGAATATTCCTCTATTAAATTTTTTTCTATATTGAATATAAGTTAATGCATTACAATCTATATCGAACTCTCTATCACAAATTTTTACTTTTTTCATTTTGCTATTTTCCTTTCAAAATCAAAAAATCAGTATAGTTTTACTATACTGATGGTATCTCTGTTGGTTCATATACTTTATCAAAGAATTTTTCATAAATTTCTTTGTTCTCTTCTGAATAAGGTAATTTTGTTCTTACATCTCCAGTATCTGTTCTAGCAGATGTTGTAATAGATAATGTATCTGTATTTGGTGTTTTAGTATCTTCTGTTGTATTTGCCTCTGTACTTGGTCTAGAAACAGTTGTATTATAATAACAAAATCTAGTTCCTGTTTGATCCCCTTCAACTTGATACATAAATGCAAATGGAGATATTTTATCATTTACGTTTTCGATTATTGCTCCATTAGCATCTTTTCTTTGCCCTAAAATTTCTGTTTCAAACTCTTCAGGTAATTTTGCAACTTCTAAATCTCCACTATATCCATTATTAGCAAAGCTTTCCCAGAATTTCATATTATCTGCATAGAAAGGTTCACTATCACCTTCTGCATCTAATGATAACTGTACTGCACCAGGTATTTTAAAAGGTGTTCCGAAAGTTATACTTCCATCTTCTCCTATAATCATTTTAGCAATATGTACATTACTTAAACCAAATTTTACTTTATTTCCATCTTTCATACTTTTTCTTCCTCTCTTTTAAATTTCAAAAAAATAACTTATCTGCCAAATTTTTTCATCTGACAAATAAGTCATTTCCGATTTATTCCAACAAACATCGTATAAAATTTTGTTTTCAATTATATTAATTAAATTTAAATCTATATAATTCATAGTTATATCTAATTGAATATTTCCTATTCTGTGATAAACTTTATTTTCTGCGAAAAAGTTAGTTGTTTCTGTTTCTAATGCTACAGCATGCGGAGGATTAACTTCATCTTGGAAATTGCCATAAGCATATTGTATTTTTTGTTCTTCAAATCTTTTTGATAATTCTTGTAGGTCTTTCATGTTTTAGACCTCCTTATAATTGTTTCTTTTATTTCTTTTTCATATAATTTATTGTATTTTTCTTCTATTGGTTTAATATGTGGTTGTGCTTTTGTATGTCCACCATTTTTTGTTGAATGTCCATTTTCTAATATATGAGTTAAAGATGGATTAGTTTTATTATAAATTTTATTAATATACCTTCTTTTGTTTTTTGTCTCTTTCCTTTTAGTCCAACCCTTCCAATATGGATTTTTTCTAATATTTTTTCTTCTAGGCGATTCTTTTTTTAATTTTTTAACAGCCTCTTTAGATATCTTTTCTGTCGTTTCCTTTACTCCATCTTCAATATCTTCTACATAATAATTTAAATAGTCTCTAATCTTTTTTTGTAATTCCTCTGGCTTAATAGACTTAGACATTATTAATTTTCCTCTCGCATACTAATATAAGTTCATCAAGATTTTTCTTTTGAATACGGATTATCGTATATTTTACATTCATATAAATTAGCTCTTGTTCATTGCTATAGTTTAAACTACTAATTATCAACCTCAAAGTAGGTTTATATCCGTTTTGATTTGCTTGATAATATTCATTTGCATATATATCTTCTTCATCTATGATTGGTATTTCTTTTTCTTCTATTTTGTCTAAGATTTGAATACCATTTTTATCTTTTTTATAAGTTGTAGATAACAACTTGCAACTCACATCACGCATTGTTATCTACCTCCTCATTATTTTGCTTTTGATATTCTTCAGAAAATTGTAATTCTCTTAAGTTAGATTTATAGCGTTTTAGATATTCTGTTCTTTTATTGATATCTCCATCTCCAAAATGAGCCTTAACATATATTATTATTGTATTTTGTATTAAATCATCTTCTATGTTTTTATCGACATCTATATTTACTCTTTTTAAGTCTGATATTGCAGATTCGATAAGCATAGTAATTTCTTTATCTTTTAAAGATGATGAATCTACTATGCTCAAACATTCTTTAGCAATTTTCAAGAGTTTTTCTACTTCTTGTTTCATTTATATCCCTCCTACACAGAAGGAGTTGTACTAATATATCCATTTACAAAAGCTTTATTATCTCTTATTTTACAATCTTCTCTTTCAATTCCTCTAAATAATGTTAGATCTTCTTCGAAAGCATTTAATTCTCCAATAGCTGCAACATTAGATGTATTAAGTGTTAAGCTTTTTCTATCAAAGAATCTTATTCCTTCTTTTAAATCTCCAATTATAAATGGAATTTTATTTGAACTTGTTGGTAAATCTGCATTAGGTATTACTTTTACAGGAACTGTAGTTGCTCCTGCGCATAATCTTAATTGCATAGGTTCAGCTGGATTAGGTTGTAATATATAATTGCCTTCGTTGTCTTTTAATGTGTCTAAATATTGTAAGCCATCATCGTTAGTTACAATTACAGATGTAGATTTGAAAGCACTTCCTAATGTAACATTTAAAGTTTTCTTAATATCATCTAATCCGTTTAATTCTTGTTCACTTTGTGTTTTAATTAAATCTAGAATTATTTTATTTCTTGTTACTCTAGATTCATCTCCAAGCCATTCAACAATTGTATTAACAATATTTGTATCAGTATCTTCTAATAATTCATTTGTAATTGGTAAATACCCTGCATATTTAGATATTTCAAAAGCCATTCTTTCAAATTGAGGTGTTGAAGATTTTGTTATTTTCCCACCTTCGCCGACTTTAGTAAATCCTGTTTGTTGGCTTCTTTTCTTAAAAGTTCTACTTCCTTTATTTGTAGAAACAATTTCTACACTTACTAAATCAATTAATGAAGCCTTTGCTTCTCTTCTTTTCTCTACTAAAGTAGAAATATCTTCTGGGACTGTATATCCACCATCTGCTGGTGTCCCTTCATTTAATCCTTTTGCAATATTTTTTATTTCTTTTGCAAATTTTTCTATTGAGCTTTCTTCTTTTGTTTCTTTATTGTCTTCTTTTTTGTCAGCTATATTTTTTTCTATTTCTTCTATATCTTCTTCATTTAATTTAGCAACTTTCTTTTCATTTTCAAATAATCTTTTTTCAACTTGATATTCTTCTTGTAATTTTTCTATTTCATCTAAAATTTCTTTTGCCTTTTCTAAATCTTTGTTTTCCCCATCTGTATATCCTTTCACTAAAGCTTGTTTGCTTTCAATTTTTGCTAAAAGTTCTCTCATTTTTTTATTCATAGTTTTATTCCTCCATTTTTTCTTTTTCTGAAAATAAAAAAGAATCCAAATTCTTGATTTTTAAATCAATTTCGGATTCTTCATTATCTTTATTTTTTTCTTTGCCACCATAATTTTTAGTAGTTCCTGCTCGTGGCTGTGCTGGAACCGCTACAAAAGACACTTCATAAGCTTCTTTTGCTCCGTCTAGTGTAAAATAACATGTCTTTTTGCCATCTTTTGTATCGTACTCTTTGCCCCAATAGTGACAACAGTAATTTTTCATATTATCTACCCCACATATAGAACAATAGGCATGTTTTGCTCTACAGCTTGTAGAAACTTCTTTCTTTATTCCTGCTTTAATTTCCGCAATTAAATCTGCGTTTTTTTCTGTTTTAACCATATAACATTTAGCAATTAATTTTGTAAAAATTTCTCCAGCTCCAGTTAATTTACTAGAATCTTGTTGTAATTCTGTATCATATATTCTAGCTATTTGATTATCTGCTGTTCTTTTATGATCTTTTATCATTGTTTTTCCAATGTAAAGTTTCTTTAAATCTTTTAAGGCATTTAAATTAAATGGTTCATAATTTCTATCATCTAGACCGTTATCTCCCAATATTAATTTAAATGTAAATACTTCTTCTGCTTTAAGAGGAGCAAGAGTAAATTTATTTATTTTTTTAAGTTCTTCCTCTGTTACATCTTGATTTTCTACTTCTGCAGATTTACATATTATTCCTTCGTCAAGAACTTTTTCAGTACTTTCTCCATACTCTTTTCTATCCATTTCTTTTCCTCCTCCTTTCCTTCTGAATTATTTGTATATTGTGTTCCTGCCAATTCAACAGGAATACTTGCACCATTTCCCAGAAGTCTATCTCCTCCTGCAACAGCAGGTTTATCTAGATATGCCCTTGCTTCATTTGGTGTGTAAATAAAATTAGACACAGCTTGACTTAATGTGTCTATCTGTGTCTTTTGGTCTGCTCTTAACAGAACTGCTATATTAAATTTGAAATAAAATCCCGCATCTATTTCTTCTCTTGAGAGAAGTTTGTAATTTAGTTCCTCTTCATATTGTTTTAAAATATAAAGCAATGTATCTTTATAAAAACTTAACTGTTGTGATTCAGAACTTGCATAGCTAGATTTTTCATAATCTCCAATCTGGTTTGGTTTAATACCAAATGCAGATGCAATTTGTAAAGCACTATATTTTTTTACTTCAACAAATTGGCTATCTGCCAACTTTACATTTAAAGGTGTTAGTGTTGTTCCAACGGGAATTGGAATAATATTTTTTACTTCTTTATCATCTAAATCACTACCAGCAAATTCTTCTATTTTGTTTTTAAATTTTATTAGATTTGGTTCAGACAAATCGGATGTGTATTGAACTACTGCTTTTGCAGTAAAACCGCTTTTATACATTTGATTTAACATCTTCTGTGCTTTTACATTTCCATCTATTGTTAATTTAAGTTGGTCTTTTACTGCTATTCCTTTTATTCCATCAAAACTCATAGAACTTTTTACATGTATTATCTCTTCAGAAGAAAACTTATATAGCTTTCCTCCATGAGAATATATGTAGTAAATATCAGGTATATCAGATAAAACTTTTTGATCATCATACCAGATTTCTACCTCATCAGAAGGAAGAATCCATAATGTCATTTTTTTACCTGCACCTTTTATCCATGCATAAGCATCCCCAAACTGGTTTCTATTATTCTCCATTGTTCCCCAAAAAGTTGTTGCAGTCATATATGGATTTGGTCTATCGTGAATTGTAAAATATAAGGGATGTCCTCTTGCTGTTACAACTCCACCGTCGGAATTATATTGAAATATTTTTAATGGTACTTTACCAACGGATTCACAAAGTAATTTCAAACAAGTGAAATATGTCACTTCAGATAAAGCTTTCTCATTTTTTCCATCTATTCCAAGAAAATTAAGCAATTGTCGTAATTCACTATCTTGATTTTGCTTATTTCGTAATACTTTTATTGCCTTTTTTATTCTATCTTTAAATTTTATTTTCACTTTTCCTCCTAATTCCAGCCCATACTATTTAAGTAATCTTCCATTTCTTTGTTATAATCTATTGCCTCTTCTTCTTTAAATTTCATTTGTGTAATATGAGCATCTATCATTGCATCGACTGGATCTATTCTTTTATGTATTTCTTTCTTTTCTTTATCTATTTTCTTTTCCCCAAAACTATTTTTTACTATTTTCGCATTAGAAACACTATATCCTAGCAACTCTTCTTTTTTGTTATATTTTATTTTTCTTGATTCAATATTTAGTTGCATATCTTCAGTTCCATCATGTAAAAATCTTGCTGATTGTTTTATCTCTAAAAGAGGAACTCCAAATTCTTCCAAGTCTGATAAAAATCCATCTGCATTATGTGGATCATATCCTATTGCTTGTATTTCTAAATCATATTTTTCAATAATGTCTTTTAAATACTTAACAATAAACTTATAATCATTCTTAAATGTTGCTTGTCCACCAGTTACTGTTATTAGACCTTCTCTTTCCCATAAATCATATGGTGCTATATCGGTGTTTACATGTTCTTCCATTCGTCCTCTTGGCATAAAAGAATGGGTTGAAATAAAAAATTCTTCATCTTCTAATGGGATTTCAATAGCTATTGTTGTTAAATCACCACCACTAGACAAGTCTAGACCTACATAGCATTTTTTACCAACAAAATCTTTTAGTTCTAATTCAGATTCACATTTTTTCCATTTTTGAGGACTTGTGAATCTATCTTCTGTATTTTGAACCCATAAATTAAGAGACTTCGTCATAAAGTCTCTTAATTCACTACCTCCCATATCTCTAGCAGTTTGCATATCTGTAATTAGATTTTCTAACCCTTGTGGTGTTGAAGCCAAAAATGGATTTGCTTTTATCAAATTTTTAGGATCAAATATATCATCTTTTTCATCTAATGCATATATATCAACAAAAAAATCATTTGCTGTAACAATTCCTTTTAATATATTTATACAGTATTGATCCATTTCAAAACAGGCACTATTTAGTTTGTCTCCTCTTGTTGTAATAATACTTATTAATGTTTCTTCTAATGCTCTTGTCCCATTGTATATAGCCTTATAAGTTTTAGCATCTGGATGTTGATGGTATTCATCTATAGAAGCAAATATTGCTCTAAATCCCTCATCTAATCCACCTTCTCTTGATAAAGCTTCAATTGTACACTTTGTATCATTCGAAATTATTAAAGATTTGTAATCTTTAATTTCAAAAAGTTCTTGTAAGTCTCTGTCTGCTTCAATAAACTTTTTCATTTCTTCCCATGCAATTCTTGCTTGTCTTTTCTTTGTAGCAACCGTGAATAATTTTCCATAATTATAACCACTAAAACCTGCTATGTATGTCCCTTTAATACCATTTTCAAATGATTTTCCATTTTGTCTAGCCATACTTTTATATGAACGTCTAAATCTTCTTTTCCCATTTAACTTTAGCCATCCAAAAGGACAGCCAAAATCAAAAATCTGACCTCCAACAAGTTTAACTGGTCTCTTTTCAAAACCTTCTCCAATCGTTAGTGTTTCTGCATATTCTATTATTCTTTCAGAATATTCTGGTTTCCAAATATATGGAAAATCTTTTGTTCCTTGCCTTTTCAGATCTTCAAGATGTCTTTTGCATGCTAGAATATGCAATTCTCCCATTTTGTTTTCAGCTACTGTTTTCTTTGCATATTCTGTTACTCTGTCAATCATTCTACTACCTTGAATTTACTAAATTTATTTTCTGGTGGTGTTTCTTTTGGCTTTGGCATAACTAACTTTGCTCTTGAAGAAATTGACAATCCCATATCGTTTGCACAAGCTCTACATTGTTTTAATGCTCTTGCTTGATATTGCAAATATAAATCTATGTCAGACAATATTTGATTCTTTTTGTCTTTTCTTTTTGCTTTCACATATTCTTCTTCTAAATCTCTTATTTTCTTAGTATATTTAATATAACTTGTGTTTGAAATTAAATAATGAGCTAGACAATCTTCATCTAGCTCAGTTATTATTCCAATATCTAATAAGATTTTAGATATTTTATTAAATTCTTTCTTTTCTTTGTCATTTAGATATTCTGGTGGTTTTACATCTATATGGTCTGTTGTTATTTCTGATTCCGTTCTTTCTTTAATTTCTGCTTTAGTTAAATGCTTCTTTCCTTTTGCCAGAATTAGATTTATAGGTTCTCTTGGTCTCCCAGCCATAAAGTTACACCTCTTTTCATTTTTGATGTCTTAAAACCGAATTTAGGGAGTTTTTTGTATAAAGAGGAGGGACGCACCGTTCTAGGCTTAAAACTTTAAAACTTTTTTATCTACCCCTTACCTCTTCTATTTTGTCCTTTACTTCAGTATTATTCATTTTATTGGTTCTAAATTATATATTTTTCTTATTTCATTCATTGTTTTAAAATTAAATATATTTTCTTTGTTTATCATTCTTCTAATCGTATTCTTATATTCTTCTATCTCTCTATCTTTCTTTTGCAGCTCTTCTTCCAATTCTATTCTTGTTTTTCTTTCAGATATATCCTTCGCATATTTTAATTTAGATGTATAATGACATTCTCCACAGCTTTTATGTCCTTTGCATTGTATATTTCTTCTGTTATCACATTCATACAGTATATCTATTCTATCTCTATATTCATTTGGTATTACAATTGCACTAAATATCTTCACTTCTTTTTCCTCTTCTTAAATCTATTGTGTTGCATATCGTGATGCTTATGACATAATGCTATTAAATTACTCCACTCTAATCTTCGTAGCCAACCTGTTGGTGTTTGTATAGGTTCTTTGTGATGCACTTCTTCTGTTAATTGAATAGAATATTTATTATTTTTCTTAGCTTCTTCTTGACACATCTCGCATAAATAATGCTTTTCTTTATATGTATCTCTTAATAATTTCCACTCTTTACTATTATAAAATGTCTTATATTTTCTATCTCTGTTTTTATTATATCTACTCATATTTCTTTGTTTGTTAACTTCTATTTCTTTATCTACTATCTTCTTACAATTATAACAATATCTATTTGGTGCTTGTATTACTTTCTTGCATCTTGCACATAACTTTAATAACATCTTATTTCTCTATCTTCTTTCTAGTTCTTCCTTTTGTTTTCTTCTTTTCTTCTTTAATCTCTTCTATTTCTTTAACTTTATCTACTTTTTCTTTTGTTTCTTCTTTCTTTTCTATTATTTCCATTACTACTGCTAAGCCAGATTCCTCTATTTGTTTTGCTCTATCAGCATCATTTATAATATAAATATCTCCTTCGCTAATTGCTGCACTTCCATTCGCATTGTATTGTATTTCTTTATCCATAATTTCTTCAATTAGCTCTGGCATTTTATCATTATAGTTTTGTTTTGCTATTACTTTAAACATATCTTTCTCTTTCCTTTCTATCTTTTTATTAAAGAAATTTATCCAATCTTTTTCTGTACATTTTTCTTTGTATTCAAAATTATTTGGAATATTTCTCGCAATCTTATCTACATTCAGATTGATTAAATTCATATCTAAAATGTATCCATTTTTGCCATCTTCAATGCTTTCATAAGCACTAGGAAAGTTAGTAGATATTACTGGTGTTCCATATTCTAAACACTCGTTAATAAAATAACTATATCCTTCTGTATCTGAAAGTTGAACTCCATAATCAGCTTCTACTATATAATCCCAAAAATCATGAGATGGTTTCATATATACAATTTCTTCTAAATTAAAAGGCTTTTTATTATATAAATCTAAGTCAGTAAATATTGTCCATCTGAACTTTATTCCTGCTTTTTTTAATTCTTGTGCTAACTTAAGCATTCTTTCATAACCTTTTTCTTTGCTTACTCTTGTTGCACTAATTAATTTTAATATCGGTTTTGTTTCTTGCGTTTCATCTAAAATATTATATATTCTTGTTATTTTTTCTTAAAAATTTTACAAACATGATCTGATACTCCAACATGTTCTGTGGTTTTATGCCATTTATTATAAGTAAAATTAACTTCTTTAGCTCTTACATAATCTGCATGTACCATTTGAATATATCTTCCACTTTTGGCTACTACACTTTCTGGATATTCTCCCCATGCAGATGCACAAACACAAATATCACAAATATATTTCTTATTAGAATCATATTTTTCTACATTTTTTACATTTTCTTTTATTCTTTTTAAATTTTCTTCATCTGCTATACTATATAAAAATGTTATATCGTAATATTTTTTTAATTTTTTAGTAAAGTTATATACAAATGTATCTACTCCACCAAATCTTAACAAATTGTTATGATATAGTATTATGTTTTTCATTTATATTTTCTCCTATTTTTTCTTTCAATTTTGTTAAATATTCTTCTAGTTCTTTGATTGATTCTTCTATTAATCTTATTTTGTTCATAAGTTCTTTTTTATTTATATTATCAAGTTTTGAACTTTCTATTTCTTTGATTATATTTATATCTTCTATACAATACATTACTTTTCCGTTTGTTTTATAAACTATAAATAATTTTCTTATTTTATCATTAATAAGTTCTATATTTATTTCATTTATTGTTTTATGAGTGTTAATTATAATAAATTTAGAAGAACGTATTATACTGCTGTCTTTGTGCTTTTGTAATGTTTTAATACTTTC